CCCGTGTCCTTAACCCTTCGGGTCTTACCTCCTGTCGCATAGTAGCTGGAAACAGCCGCTCTGCAAGACCAGGACGTGAGCTCGTTGGGCTCGACTTCGACCCCGGACGGGTCCAGGACCTTCGCAAGAAGGTCCTGGACCCGGCGCATGCCACGGTAAAACGTGGCCTGCTCCCGGGGCTGGGGGAGGAACGGACGCGGGTAGAGGCCCTCATCTCTAAATGGTCTCTTTGCATTAAGCGCAAGGGCCATGTCCGTCGAAGGTCCCCGGGAAACCAAGGACGCCAGACGGGCACGGACCCCTCGCGAAACGCGAAGACCTCTAGCCGTGTAGCCGAGGCCGCCGAACTCCACCGGAAGGTGGAGCCGACAGTCCCGGACCAACCACGGATAGAGGGTCTTCTGAACCCTCTCCTGCCGCTTGAGGTACCGCCTGCCACAGCGGGACTCGGCTTCGACCGGAGTCTTGGACTCCGGCGAAGGGCAAGGAGGGGGAACGAAGACGACCATCCTCTGTTGTCTTCTCCCAAGGAAGGACGCCAACTCGCAGAAGGTGAAAGCCGACTGCGAGATGAACGTCTTTCCGAGGTTGACCCTGGCACCGACGGAATCGATGGCCGTGAGGTACTCCTCCAACTCAAACGAGGAGGAGGAGAGACCCACAGCGTCATCGCCGCGGACAGCCGACGCCGTAAAGGCGGAGGCGGCCCAGGCAGAGACCCACGAGAGGACAACAAAGGAGAGAGGAGTGCCCATCGGACTGCCCCTCTTCGCCCTCCACACCAGGTCCTTCCAGGACCAAGGTGGGCGATTCCAGGCCCATTCCCCACAGGGCACACTCAAGGTCGTAGGACCTGAGGCTACCTGCTCGGTGAAGGGAATGGAGAACGGTTCGAACGCAGTCATGGGAAAGCCCGTCCGTCGCTTTGGAGAGATCCGCAGAGACGTACTGGAACCCATGACGGTGTTCGAGATGAGCGGGTACGCGGTTGCTCGACCCGGCCGACGACCAATCCTCCCAAGGGAGGAGAGGCGCCGACCGGCGGGCCCAGTCGCCCTCGACGAACACCAGCGCGTTGGTAACACCAACGAGCCGATGTTTGAGTCCAGGGGACCGGAGGATCTCAGCTCGCGCCGCAGTGCCACCCGTAGCACGGTGACGCTCGCGCCTGAGCCAGAGAATCCCCAAAGCGCGTATCCACTCATCCCATCCGAGGTCGCCATGGCGGGGAGAGCGGATCAGACGGAACAGGAAACTCCCAAGGGAGTCCTGACCGTACTGACCGTAATCCTTGAGGACGGCGGGTGGGCAAAAGCCCCTCAGATCGCTGACGTCACCGACGCCAGACGAGCCGAGAGGGCTAGCCGCCAGCCACTCAAGGAGTGCCTCCCCTCCACGACGCCTCAGATAACCGTCCACGCCTCCATTGAGTCCAGAGGACTCAATGCAGGCGGCCTGGGAAGAGGGAAGGGCTATTGGCTCTCTCACACCACGGAGGTGGACCGGCCGTCGACGGACGGAACGTTCCACAAACTGGGAGAGAGAGCGAATAGCCCAGTCCGATGCGGGATAACTGGACTCTGCCATCTCCTTGGCCTCGAGTGCTACCTTCCGCTCGCCTCCGCGAGGCGGAAGTGGAAGACCTCGAGACCCCCTGGAGAAGGCAAAGCCGTCAAGGCCGTTTCGCCAGGCCAAGCCGGCGAGGCACTC